TTCCTTACCAGCAAGCTTATCCGTTCCTCCTCAACCAGAACTACGTCACAGCACCGACCTGGTGGTCCACGTCTTCGTCGCCTAGTTTCAGCGGTCAACCCACCCTCAACAACGGCGTGATCACCGTGCGCGTGCAAACTGTGCTTACCTCTCCTGTTGCTAGTTCTTCAGTCAGCATCCTTGTGCATGTGCGCGCAGCAGACAATTTTGAACTTGCTAACCCGAGGGATCTCTTGAACTCCGCAAGCATGTTCCAAGTCCAAAGTGCAGAGTCGCCGTCGGTAGCGACCATTGCAGGAACCGGCACACCCAACGTCAACGAGCAGCGCAACCTGGTCCACTTTGGTGAACGCGTGCTTAGCCTGCGGCAATTGCTGCGGCGCTACACGATGGTGAACCTGGACCACGTAGGGGGGTCCTCTAACACGAACAACCTGTGCATTTGGCAGAAGATCCTCACGAAACTTCCACCTATGTACGGCTTTGATCCCTATGGGCAGAACTCAGCGAAAGGGCTCGTGGTCACAGCAAGTAACTTCCCGTTCAACTTCACGCAACCTCACCCGCTCAATTGGGTGGCCCCAGCCTTCGTCGCCTATCGTGGCTCCACCAACTGGACTTTCAATCTCGACTTCGGTACCCCCATGTCGCATGTCCGTGTGGTGCGTACGCCCGACAGCGTCCACGTGCTTCCGAACAAGCTGGGCCAGCTCACGGTTGCATCCAGTTCAGCAACGGACAGCGCCATCGCACAGACCGCTCTGAGCTGTCTGCCGGGCTCATCTGGTTCCGCTCTCGTATCTCAGCAGACCAATGCGGGGTTGAACGTGCAGCTCCCGATGTACACGTTCACGCGTTTCCAGTCCACATCCCCCACGTACACAATGCACCCCAGCACGACTGACGGAGCACAAACCGATACGTACATCCTGGAGGTCGCGTCCGATCCCGTGTCTCACAACTTGGACGGTGGTATCTTGTGGACCTACTGCGCCGCTGGCACAGATTTCGGTCTGCATTTCTTCCTGAACGTCCCGTCGTGGATCGTGTACAACCCTGTCACGCCTAACTAAGCATGACTCAGCCAGCTACCGCCTAAATAACAGTAGCCCCACCTGGTAAGGTGGGTCAACAAACATACCTAAAAACGATAAAATCACACAAACCACCACGTAGCAGTCCTACGTGGGGGATGGTTGGTGTGAGCCGGTACGGTCGGATCGTTCTCCCTTTGGGAGTTGTTAAACCAAAAAGGTCTTTATAGATTATACTTTTCATACAGTAATTTAGAAGGGCCTTTGCCCTTCTGTCCTCATCGGAGATGAGGGTGAATTTGATGAAAACTGTAACCTTTTAAGAAACCTT